CCAGTTACAGTAACTGGAACTCAAACAATAACAGGAACGGTAGTAGTAGTTTAATGTCAAAAATAGAAGTAGATCAGATAACACAACAATCAGGTTCAACTTTAACAGTTGGTGGTGGAGCTTGTAAGACTGCAACTGTAGATGCAACCACAGTAACTTTAGGTAGATCGGGTGGTACAGTTTCACTTGCTAGTGGAGCTACTCAATCAGGTTTTGGAAGAACAGGAACTGTTGATTGGGATACAACTCCAAAGACAGCAACTTTTACTGCTGTATCTGGAGATGGATTTTTTTGTAACACAACAGGTGGTGCTTTTACTTGTAATTTACCAGCAGGTTCTGCAGGAGCAATAATATCACTTGCAGATTATGCTGCAACTTGGAATAGTAATGCTTTAACTGTATCACCAAATGGTTCTCAAAAAATTGGTGGAGAAAGTGCTAATGTAGTTTTAAATACACAAGGTCAATCTGTTACATTTGTATATGTAGATGATACACAAGGTTGGCTTAATGTTCAAGATTCAACTTCTAATGAAAGAGCTAGTACAGATATAGTAGCTACAGGTGGAACAATAACAACTTCTGGTGATTGCAAAATTCATACATTTACAAGTCCAGGTACTTTTACGGTTTGTTCTATTTCTAGCACTCCAGCTAATAATGAAGTTTCTTATTTAGTAGTCGCAGGAGGCGGTGGTGGCGGACACGACGATGCAGGTGGTGGAGGAGCAGGTGGTTTTAGAGAAGTAAAGAGCACAGCATCATCTTATACAGCAAGTCCATTAGACGGATACCCAAGTGCTCCAAACAGAGTTACAATAACAGCTCAAGCTTATCCCATTACTATAGGTGGAGGTGGAGCAGGTGCTATTCCAGGCTCTAATAATTGCGCTTGTGCTGGAAATCCTTCAACTTTTAGTACAATAACATCTGCCGGTGGTGGTCTAGGTAATAGACCTGCTGGTTCAGCGGGTGGAGCAGGTGGATCAGGTGGTGGCGGAGCTCCAGGTGGCGGAGCAGGTGGAGCAGGTAATACTCCCCCAGTAAGTCCCCCTCAAGGTCAAAACGGTGGTGCTGGAACTCCAGGATCTAATGAAGGTGGTGGTGGCGGTGGAGCTGGTGCAGCCGGTGGTGCTGGTAGCGGAAATGCTCCAAGTGGAACTGCTGGACCGGGTGGAGCAGGAGCATCAACAGCAATTAACCCAGCAACAGGTGAAACAGGTCCAGGGCCTGCACAATTTTACTCTGGTGGCGGTGGTGGAGGTGCATTTGGAACTAAAGGTTCTGGTGGAGTCGGTGGTGGCGGATGTGGTGCACAATATCCAAATACACAAGCTACAGCAGGAACTGCTAATACTGGTGGTGGCGGTGGTGCTGGTTCAAGTAGCACTGGTCCAAGAGATGGAAAAAATGGTGGTTCCGGTATAGTAATAATAAGGTATAAATATCAAAATTAATTATGACAAGTACAATTAAAGTAAACAATATTCAAAATCAATGCGGAGCTAACATTATCAATGAAAGCTCTAACACAATAACTCTTGGTGCAAGTGGCGATACCGTTACTCTTGCATCAGGTGCATCTCAATCAGGGTTTGGTAGAACAGGTACTGTTGATTGGCAAACAGGATCAATTAAAACAGCAAATTTTACAGCTGCAAATGGTGAAGGTTATTTTGTTAATACAACATCTGGAGCAGTTACGATGACTTTACCAAGTTCACCAAGTGCAGGTAATATTGTTGCCGTAAAAGATTATGCATACACTTTTGCAACAAATAACTTATCAGTTGCTCCAAATGGATCAAACATTGGTGGATCTGGAAGTAATAATGTAACTTATTCTACTAATGGAGATTCTAAAACTTTTGTTTATGTAGATGGAACAAAAGGATGGTTAGTGGTTAATGAATCTGATGACACATCTCAAGGTGTAAGTCCAGCCTATATGGCAGCAACAGGTGGAACTGTAACCACTTGTGGAAATTGTAAAATTCATACATTTACAGGACCTGGCACTCTTACTGTAACCGCAGTAGGAAATTCTCTAGGTTCTGATAAACTTGGTTATATGGTCGTTGGTGGTGGTGGCGGCGGAGGTGGTGGTTCTGAAGGTGGAGGTGGTGGTGCAGGAGGTTTTAGAGAAGCTAAAGGAACTAATGTTTCTTATACTGCTTCACCTTTAGCAGCTCCAGCAAGTATAACTGTTACAGCACCTACAGCTTATCCAATTACAGTTGGTGGTGGTGGATCAGCTTCTTCATCAGGACCAGAATCATGTTCTTCTACAAGAGGTGGTGATGGAAGTAATTCAGTATTTTCAACAATAACATCCGAAGGTGGTGGCGGAGGAGGTGGTGGACCTCAAGCCACAGGAAATCCAGGAGGATCAGGTGGAGGTTCTTTTAATTCTTCTTCAGCAGCAGGAACAGGTAATACACCTCCTGTTAGCCCATCACAAGGATTTCCAGGAAAACAATCAGCATCATCAATAGGTGGAGCTGGAGGAGGTGCTACAGCTTCTTGTAGTCATTGTTTTTCAGGAGCTGGTGGAGATGGTGCTGGTACAGAAATTGCACCTGCTTCAGGAACTTGTGGAGCAAGTGCACCATTAAAATATTTTGCTGGTGGTGGAGGTGGAGGAAAAGCAGGACCTGGTTCAGTGCCTGCTCCAGCTCAAGCACCTCCTGCACCTAGTGGATTTAATGGAACTGCTGGTGGTGATGGTGGTGGTGGTAGAGGTGATGGAGGATCAACTCCAGGAACAACAGCAGGCTTTGCTTGTGCTGGTGCAACAAATACTGGCGGAGGCGGAGGCGGTGGAGGTCGTCAATCTAATGTTACCAATTATCCAGGTAAAGCTGGAGGAAGTGGAATAGTAGTAATTAGATATAGATACCAATAGGAAAAAATTATGAGTGAAGTAAAAGTAAATAAAATAAGTCCAAGAACAAATTGTGGTACAGTCCAGTTAGGAGATAGTGGTGACACTATTACAATTCCTGCTGGTGCAACAATCACGAACAATGGGACACAGACAGGATTTGGTCGAACAGGAACTGTAGATTGGCAAACATCAAGTATTAAAACAGCCACATTTACAGCTGCTAATGGCGAAGGATATTTTTGTAATACAACATCTGGTGGTTTTACAGTAAACTTACCCGCAGGTTCTGCTGGAGCAATTGTATCCTTACAAGATTATAATAATACATTTGATTCAAATTCTTTATTAGTTACACCAAATGGTTCAGAAAAAATAAATGGTGGTGCAGGTTCAGTAACATTAAGTACCGAGGGTGAAGGGGTAACTTTAGTTTACATTGATTCAACAGTTGGCTGGAGATCAATTCAAGATTCAGCTTTTTCTGATGTAGGTTCTAATTATGTTTCAGCTACTGGCGGAACTATAACAACTTCTGGTAATTGCAAAATTCACACTTTTACAGGACCTGGTACTTTTTGTGTAACCAGTGCCGGAAGTGGTTCTAATTCTGTAGTATCATATATGGTGGTTGCTGGTGGTGGTGGCGGAGGAGTTAAAAGAGCAGGTGGCGGTGGAGCAGGAGGATTTAGAGAATATAAATCTCCAGTTACACCTTATACAGCTAGTCCTTTAGACGGAAACCCAGGAGGAACAGAAATAACAGTTACAGCTCAAGGATATCCAATTACAGTAGGAGGTGGTGGCTCATCTGGAACAGGATCTACTCCAATTTGTACCACAGCAAATCCTGTTAATACACAGGGAAGCACTTCAACTTTTTCAACAGTTTCATCCGCAGGTGGTGGTGCAGGTGGTGGAACAGGAACACCCACTGGTGCAGGAGGATCTGGAGGATCAGGTGGTGGTGGAGTTCACGCAATGACAGGAAGACCTTCACCCGCATCAAATGCAGGAGGAGCAGGAAATACGCCTCCTGTTAGTCCAGCACAGGGTTTTGCTGGTGGAAATGCTTGTCAACCTGAACCAGCAGGACAAGCTGGTGGTGGCGGTGGTGCTACAACTGTAGGCGCAGATGGTGGAGATGGACAAACTGCTCCTAAAGGTGCAGGTGGAACTGGAGCAACAACTTCAATATCAGGATCACCAACAACATACGCTGGTGGCGGTGGTGGTGGTGGAAGACCAAACGGTAGACAAGGTTCAGGTGGAAGCGGTGGTGGTGGACCAGGTGCAAATAATGCTCCAAAACCAAACGGAGATCCAGCATCAAGTGGTTCAGCTGGTACAGCAAACACTGGTGGTGGAGGTGGTGGTAGTGCTGATGTTGATGGTGCTGTTTCTGGTGCTGGAGGTTCAGGTATAGTAATAATAAGATATAAATTTCAAACTTGATGAACAATAAAAATTAATATATAAGGAGAAACATTATGGCACATTTCGCAAAACTAGGAGCTAACAGTAAAGTTATTCAAGTATTAACACTTGATAACAAAGATATGTTAAATGCTGATGGTGTTGAAGACGAATCAGTAGGTCAACAATATTTAGAGACACATAACAATTGGCCTGCACAAATGTGGATTCAAACTTCTTACAATACAGGAAGAAATCAACATTCATCTGGTGATAATTCAAAAGCGTTTAGAGGAAACTATGCAGGTATAGGTTATACTTGGGACGAAGATAATCAAATCTTTTGGCCTAAAAAACCTTATCCATCTTGGGTAAAAAATACTACAACCGCTGGTTGGGACTCACCAATTGGTGATGCTCCTGCATTAACAGCAGAACAAGAGTCACAAAACGCAGCTGGAACTAACGACTGGGATTATATTTGGAACGAAGAAGGCCAGTCCTGGGACTTGACAGACACATTAGCATAATTTATATTTGGTGGTGGTATGCAAAAGAAAGTATTAAGCGAACAAGCATTATATTATGGTGATGTAGCGATGCCCAAAGATTGGGACATTGACCGAGATAAATTATCAGGCGACATCTTACAATCACAAATTCAAAACAAAGAATTTCCATTCTCAAAAACTTGGGACATGTTAACTACTTATATGCGAGATCATATTAATCTTGAATACAACATTACTTTAATTAACAAAGAAACGTGGGGTAACATTTATAAACCTGCGGAAACTACAATTCCATTACTTAATATAGATCCAGTAGATCTTCGAAACTCACCAGACTTTACATTATTATACGGTGTTAAAGTTAAAGATTGTATGGTCAGAATACATTTTGAAGATAACAGACGTAAAGGAAGAAGTTGGGATATACCATTAGAAAATAATAAATTTATTATGTTTCCATCTACAAATATGTACTACTTAACCAATAACCAGAAAGATAGTTTGAACTTTGTTCAAACCATAACGTATGAATACATCTAATTTTATTGAAATATATAAAACACCAAAAAAACTTTGTGACCATCTTATAAATTATCATAAAAAAAATAAAGAACATAAAGTAGTAGGTGAAACAATGAGTGGCATTAATAAAAACATTAAAGACTCTATGGATGTTTATTTTTTTAATGAATCACAAAATAAAAACATTAAAGATTTTTTTAACGTATTAAGTGAGTGTGTTAGTAATTATTGTAATAAATATAATATAAAAGAAATTGTAAAAACTTATACAGTAAATCATATTCAATACTATAAACCGGGAGGAGGATACCCCACTCTGCATTATGAAAGAGGTTCAGATTTTCCTAAAAGAATTTTAGCCTATATGTTATATTTAAACACAGTTAGCGATAGAGGAGGCACAGAATTCCCTTATCAAAACATAACCTTATCTGCTACAAAAGGAGATCTTGTTTTATGGCCAGCTGAGTTTACACATCAACATAGAGGTATAATATCACCTAGCCAAGAAAAATATATTGCAACTGGGTGGTTTGAATTAAGATGAATATATCTAATTATTATTGGTATTTTAGTGGTGTGTTGACACCTAAATTCTGTGATGATGTTATAGAATATGCTAAATCACAGAAAGAAGTCATGGCTAGAACAGGTGGTTATGGTGATAGAAAATTAAAAAAAGAAGAAGTATTAGATTTAAAAAGAAAAAGAAACTCTGATTTAGTATGGCTTAATGATACTTGGATATATAAAGAACTACATCCATATGTTCATATGGCTAATAAAAATGCTGGTTGGAATTTTGATTGGGAGAGATCTG